GCCGATGACAAGGGCGAGGACAAAGGAGAGGACGAGGGCGCCCAGTACAAAGTGCCTGCGGCCTCTGAAGTGGCGCCCGAAACGGTCAAGCTGCCTGTGCTCGATCAGCCGCCCGCCAGCGTAGCTCCCACCGGCGCTCAGGGCAAGAAGTGATGGCGATGCAACTGGCCACCGTCGAGCAGTTCAAGGGCTACCTGGCCATCGGCAGTGTGGCCGATGACGCCTTGCTCGCCCGCATGCTCGACGCCGCCAGCGGTTTCATCCAGACCTGGATCAACCGCTCGTTGGAGTTGCAGAGCTACAGCGCTTTGCTTGACGGCAACGGCAGCGACACCCTGGTGCTGCGCAATTTCCCCATCGTGTCGGTGGCGGAGTTGCGCATCAACGGGGCTGTCATTGCCGCTGCCGCCAGCGACAGCGCCATCGGTTACTGGCACGACGAAAACCGCCTGGTGCTGCGCGGCCTGGTGTTTCCGCGCGGGCGGGGCAACGTGAGCGTGAGCTACCAGGCAGGCTTTGCCGCGCCCCCGGCCGATCTGACGCAGGCCTGCATCGAGATGGTCTCGCTGCGGTATCGCGAGAAAGATCGGGTGGGCCTGGTCAGCAAGGGCCTGGCCGGTGAGACCACCGCCTACAGCTTGAAGGACATGCCCGAATCGGTGCGCACCTTGCTGAACCGCTACCGCAGGGTGGTGCCGGCATGATCCACGCCGAAGTCTCCCGGGGCAAACGCCTGCCCTTTGCGCTGCGCCAGGCAATCCCCGCGCTCACCAGCGCGCTGGACCGTGAGGTGCTGGCGCTGGGTCTCAAACTCAGCGCGCGTGTCAAGCAAAAGCTCTCGGGGGAAGTGCTCAAGGTCCAAACGGGCCGCCTGCGCCGTTCCATTCACCTGGAGATGCAGCGCACCAGCCACTCGACCGACGCGGTGGTGGGCACCAACGTCTTTTATGGCCGTCTGCATGAACTCGGCCACAGTGTGCCCGGCCATGTGGTGCAGGTCCAGCAGGCTAAGGCCTTGCATTTTCTGCAAGGTGGTGGGGATGTTTTCGTGAAACGCGTTTTTGTGCCCCCGTACAACCTGCGTCAGCGCTCCTTTCTGCAGTCCTCGCTACAGGAAATGACGCCCGAGATCTTGCAGCGCCTGTCCACCACGGCTAGCGCCCAAGTCCGCCAGGCCTTCACCAAAGGTGTGGAGTGAACGCCATGGCCACACCTTCCATGAAACGGGAGACCTGCTACCAGGCGCTTTTCAAGCGCTTGCAGCAGATGCCCACGCCGGTGCAGTGCGAGCGCATCCTGCCGCACCACGAGGACGTGCCCGCCAACCTGCAACCGGCGGTGTTCATGACCGTGACCTCACAGACCGCCGAGCAGGTGACGGGCCTGCCCACCAAGTACCACCTGGACGCCAAGGTCTGGATCTACGCCCACCGCGACACCGCGGGGGTCGTGCCCAGCGTGGCGGTCAACCAGATCCTGGACGAACTCGATGAGGTGCTGCGCCCGCCGGCCGGCCCCGCTTTCAAACAAACCCTCGGCGGTCTGGTGGAGCACTGCTGGATCGAGGGGGAGATTCACACCGATGAAGGTTGGCTGGGGCTGCAGTCCATCGCGGTGGTGCCGCTTCGCATGTTGGTGGTTGCAAATTAAAGGAGAAGACCATGTCGCAATTCGTTTTTGGTTCGGGCATCTTGTGGGGCACGGCGCAGACCGATGCCGCCGGCAACCCGCTGGCCACCCCCACGCCGATCCAGTTCGGCACCTTGCAGGACGTGTCGCTCGACGTGTCCTTTGAGAACAAAACCCTGCACGGGCAAAACCAGTTCCCTGTGGCCGTGGGCCGCGGCAAGGGCAAGGTCACCGGCAAGGCCAAGTTCGCCCAAATCAACGGAACGCTGCTCAACAACCTGTTCTTTGGCCAGACCCTGACCTCGGGGGTGATTGCCGATGTCTATGACACCGCGGGCACCCCCGTGCCGGCCAGTTCCCCCTACACCGTCACGCCTTCGGCCCCCGGCTCGGGCACCTGGTCCGTGGACCTGGGTGTGCGGGATGCCAACGGCCTGCCCATGACGCGGGTGGCCTCGGCCCCCACCTCGGGCCAGTACAGCGTGAGCGCCGGGGTCTACACCTTCGCCGCCGCCGACTCTGGCAAGGTGGTCTTCATCAACTACCAGTACACCGCCACCAGCACCAGCGCGCAAAAGTCCACCGTGCAAAACGTGCTCATGGGCTATGCGCCATCGTTCCGGGTGGATCTGGCCACGCCGTTCCAAGGCAAGAGCGTGATCTGGACGCTGCCCAACGCCATCAGCACCAAGCTGACCTTTGCCACCAAGCTCGACGACTTTGCCATGCCTGAATTCGATTTCGAGGGTTTTGCCGACAGCGCTGGCAACGTGCTGACCTACGCCACCTCTGACAAGTGAGCCCCGAAGGAATCTTCATGAGCAATTTGCCCAAATTCAAAGGGGTGCGCCAGGTCTTTGCCGACGGCACCGAGTTGGTCGTGCCGCCGCTGAACCTGGCTGCCGTGGAGGTGCTGCAAGAGCGCCTGGTCGGCTTCACCGGTGCGCTGGATCCTCAAAGCGTGGGCCTGGTGGTGGATGCAACGCTCATGGCGCTGCACCGCAACTACCCCGAGATCACCCGGGAGCGGGTGGTCAACGATTTGCTGGACCTGGGCAATATGGCCGAGGTGATGGAAGCGGTGATGGATGTCTCCGGCCTCAAGCGCAAGCAGCAGGAAGCCGAGCTGGCCGGGACCCCGCTGGGGGAAGCGCCGGCGGGGATGGCGACGCGTTGACCTGGCCGGAGGTGTTCATGCATGTGGCCATCACCATGGGCATGAGCGTCGAGCAGGTCCGTGAGCAATTCGACATTCCCCGCCTGCAGGCCTTCAACCGGTACTGCGAGCAGTTTCCGCCCCTGCACGTGCTCGTGGCGGCCTACTTTGGGTATCCCAAGGCCAAGCCTCAGCGCTCAGACAGTGAAGAGGACATGGCCAAGCTGATGGCCCAGTTCGCGCAGGTGGCCCGATGAGCGAGGGCAACAACGTCGAAGTCAAGTTCGGCGCCGAAACCTCCGGACTCAAATCCGGCATGGAGGGCGCGGCCGGGACGGTGGAAGGCGCCATCAACCGCATGAACGGGGCGTTTTCTGGGCTGGCCAGCGCGCTGCAGGGCCACACCAGCGCGGTCACGGCCGCCAGCCAGGGGATGGCCAGTGGGGTGACCGGGGCTTTTGAACGCGTGGGGGCAGCCATGACGCTGGCCATGGCCCCTCTGGTGGCGCTCACCGCCTTGCTGGCGGGGGGCAAGTTCTTCAGCGAAGCGGTGGACGAGACCAAGAAGTTCACTGGCGAAGCCATCAAGCTCAGCCGCGCCCTGGGCATCACAGTGGACGAGGCGGCCCGACTGAACATCGCGCTGGGCGACATCTACGTCTCCAGCGACACCTTCATTGGGGCCTCGGCCATGCTCACGCGGCAGTTGCGCACCAACGAAGACGGCCTGCGCGCGCTGGGAGTGCAGACCCGGGACGCCAACAGCCACCTCCTGCCCATGCAGGAGATCATGACCTCCAGCCTCAAAGTGCTCAATGAGTTCAAGGAGGGCACCGACCGCAACATCGCCGCCCAGGCCCTGTTTGGCCGCGGCGCGCAAGAAGCCATGCAACTGCTCAAGCTCAACGCCCAGGTGCTGGAGGAGGCGCGCCAGAAGCAAGAAGCCCTGGGCCTGACCGTCAGCCAGGAAAACGTGGACGCTTACAAGCGTTACAAGGCCGCGCTCAACGACGCGGGCGATGTGATGCTGGCCATCAAGAAGACCATTGGCGATGCGCTGATACCCATCCTCACCGAACTGGGGGAGTGGTTCGCCACCACCGGCCCGCAACGGGTGGAGTTCATGCGCACGGCCATGAAGGTGTTGGGCACGGCGCTCAACCTGGCGGTGGCGGGCTTTGAGCAACTGATGACGGTGTGCCTGGCCACTACCCGCACCCTGTACCTGTCGGGTATGGCGGTCTACGAGTTCTTCAGCAAGCTGGCCGGTGGCGACTTCGCCGGAGCCAAAGCGGCCGCCAGCGCCCGCTTTCAGGAAATCCGGGAGACCTGGAGCAAGGCGGCCGAGGACATGGTGGGGCAGGGCCAGCGCGCCTGGCAACGCATCCAGGACGCCTGGTCGGGCAAGAGCACCCCCGCGCAAAAGCCCGCCAGTGGCCAGCGCAGCATGGGCGAATCCGGTGAGGGCAAGACCCCGCCAAGCCGCATGGGCCAGTGGGAAGTGGACCTGATGGACCGCAAGGTGGCCTACCAGAAGGAAAACGACCTGCGCGAGATGTCCAAGCAGCAGGAGATGGACTACTGGGGCGAGATCCAGACACGCAGCGACCTGACCAAGGAGGAAATGCTGGCGCTCTCCCGCAAGGTGGCGCAGTCCGAACTGGACATCCTCAAGGAGCAGTACCAGATCCGCATCGCCCGCATGAACGACGAGCTGGAGGGCTGGCGCTACAACCAGAAGGAGCGCCTGGCCATCGCCGAGCGCATGGCCGCCGAGGTGGCGCGGCACTACGACGCCGACAGCCGCCAGGCCATCGAGGCCCAGAAGAAGGTCTTGATGGCTCGCCGGGCCCTGGCCGATCAGGAAAAAGCCATCGCCGATGAGCAACGTGCCATGCAGGTGAACTTGCAACTGGCCGAGGTGGGAGCGCGCGAGCGCGATGCCCAGTTGCAGGTCTCGCTGGGCCTGATGACCAACGCCGAGTTGCTGGCCCAGCAAGCGCAGTTCGAGCAAGAGCGCAACGCCATCAAGTACCAAGCCCTGATGGAGCGCAAGGCGACGCTCTTGGCCATGGGCGACGACATGGACCCAGTGGCCTACCAGAAGCTCCTGTCGGAGATCCAGGCGCTGGAGTTGGCGCACCAACAGGAGATGCAGGCCATCCGCGCGCGCAGCGCCCAGGAGAACGCCAAGTACACCCGGTCCTTCAAGGACGGCATGGAGTCGGGCATGACTGGCGTGCTGCAGAACTTCATGAAGGGCACCTTGAGCATCACGGGGCTGATGCGGGGCATGGCTACGGCCGTGCTGGACGCCTTCACCAACATGCTGGCCAAGTTCGTGGTCAACCAGATCATGAACAGCGCGCTGGTCAAGTCCATCAAGATTGGCGAGGCGACCACCGTGGTGGGGGCCAATGCAGCTGAAGCGGCCACCGGGGCGGCGGCTTCGGTGGCGCCCACCCCTTTTGTCGGGCCGGCCTTGGCCGCGAGCGCCTATGCCGGCACGCTGGCCATGGCGATGGGGGCCATGAGCCTGTTCAGCGCGCGCGATGGCTTTGATGTGCCCGGTGGCGTCAACCCCCTGACCCAGTTGCATGAGCGCGAGATGGTGCTGCCCGCGGCGCAGGCGGACGCCGTGCGCGGCCTGGCCAGCGGAGAGGGTGGGGGCAGCGCAGGTGTCAAGGACGTGCACTTTCATGTGCAGGCGCTGGACGGCGACAGCGTGCGGCGCTTTTTCAACCAGCACAAAGTCTCGCTGATGGAGTCCATCCGCGCGGCCAGCCGCAACGGCACACAGCTGAGCAACAGCATGAAATTCGGGAGATGAACCATGGCCTTGATCCTGTGCGAGGGCTTTGACCACTACACCGGCACCAGCGACATGTCGACGGCGGGCTGGAGCTTGCTTGATGTGAGTTGTTTCACAGATACCGAAGGCTCCCTGCCGATGTTCATTCAGGGCCGTTTCAATGGAACTGCGTTGGTCATGGGCCAGTACAACAGCCTCAACACCCTGAGTCTGGGCGCGAACCTCTCCGAAGTTTTTGTCGGGATGGCCCTCAAGATTTACTCCATCAACAACACCCTTTACACCCGCCAGATCTCACTGCGAAACGGCAGCAACATCATCGCCCGGGTGGTCTTTGATCCAGCTTCACTGGCCATCACGCTGCAGCTCTACAACGCTGCGACCAGCAGTTACACCACCGTGGCGGCCAGCGTACCCAGCGCCTTCACCCTCAACACCTGGATGTACTTTGAAATCCGCCTGAAGCTGGGCAGCAATGACGGTGCCTTGGTGGCGCGCGTGAACAATGAGGTGGTGGCCAGCGTGTTCAACCTGAGCACCAGCCTGACCGCACAGACCCAAATGAACGTGCTCGTGTTTTCTGGTCTGGCCGCTGCGGTAGATGACCTGTACGTGTGTGATGCCAGCATCGGCCCCGGTGCTTACCCTATGAATACCCTGCTTGGCGAAAAGCGGGTCTTCACCATGTGGCCCAAAGCCGATGTGGTGAGCCAATTCACATCTTCCGGGGCCTATGCGGTCGATCCCAACCCGCAGACCTCCACTTCCTCGTACTACATGACGGCGGTGGCCAACCGTGTCTATCTGGGACGCTGGCAGACGGACAAGTACGTGATGAACAACCGTTATGTTTCGATGGGCAACGGTTTCATCGCTGCCAAGCGCGACTGCACGATCAACTCTTTTGGTGTGATGTGCAACAACAACCTGGCCGACATCAAGTGCCGTCCGGTGATCTATGGCGAGGACCCCAACGTCCCCAATCAGCCCGGGGCCTTGCTGGCCTTGGGCAACGAATACGGGGCCTTCACAGCGGGGCTGATCACACTGACGTTCCCCGCCGGTGTCACCTTGCAAAAGGGCAAGAAGTACTTCATCGGCTTCATTGCCAACACCAGCTTTGACATCCGTTACGACACTTTGGCCATCTCGGGCGGGGTGCCAGCCTGGTGCTACAGCGCCAGTACGTATCCAAGTGTGCCGGCCACATTTCCGTACACCGGCGCCACCAGCCTCAGTTCGGTGTCCTACTTCGTGCTCTACAACCTGACCTTCACACCGACCCCCAACCACGGGGCGGTGCAGGAGACCTCAGGCGATGGGGCCACGACCTACAACATGACCGGTGGGGTGGGGCTCAAGGACCTGTTCACGACGGACGGCAACCTGGCCACCGATTCTTCCGTCTACGCGGTGCAGGTCACGGGCATGTACGCCAAGGACGATGCCAACCCGCGCACAGTGGCCAACCTGATCAAGACCGGCAGCACCGAGGCGGTGGGGGCCACCTACAACCTGGGCTCCACTTTTTCCTACAAATCCACCGTCTGGGCCACCAACCCCGATACCGGCAGTCCCTGGACCGTGGCCGAAGCCAATGCGGCGCAGATTGGCTACAAGACGATGAGTTGAGGCCCGCATGTACTCCCAGGTCAACCTGCAAGCCCTGCTGGACGGTGCCGGCCATGCCTGCGCATCGCGCGTGAGCGCGCTGCTGTTGGTGGAGTCGGGCGGCATCCGCAGCGGCCAGTCGTGCCTGAGCGTGCTCTACGAACCGGCCGTCGTCAGCGCTCACCAGAGCGCGCAGGTGGTGAGTGAGGCGCTGGTGACGCGGCCTGCCAACGCCGCCGTCCAACTGCTGGCATCGGCTTGGCTGCTGGAGGCACCGTCTGCGGCGCTGGCCCGCCAATTGGTGCTGCAGGTCATGTACGGCCTGGATGAACCTTCCCCCTTGACCCAGGAGTTGCAACCCGTGAGCGATCACCTCTTGCCGACGCTGCCCGGCCTGGCCTGGCACGTCAAAAAACGACCCAAATTCAACACCGCCATCGCCAGCCACGTCTCCGGACGCGAGGTGCGCATCTCCAACTACGCCTACCCGATCTGGGAGTGGGAGATGAAGTACGAGTTCCTGCGCGCCGATGCCCACACCGAGTTGCAGCAACTCATGGGCTTCTTTCTGGCGCGCGCGGGGAGCTTTGACACCTTCCTGTACCGCGACCCCAGTGAAGAAAACCTCATGCAGGACCATCTGCTGGCGGTGGGGGACGGGGCCACCACCAAATTCACATTGAGCAAGACCTATGGCGGCTTCACCGAGCCCTGTGGCTATGTGGACAGCAGTTCGCTGGCCATCCGGTTTCAGGCGCCAGGCGCCACGCTGGCCCAGCCCCAGACCACGGGCTGGACGTTCGTGAGCCCCAACCAGATCGTCTTTGCGGCGCCGCCTGCGGTGGGCACCAGCGTCTGGATCGATTTCACCTGGTACTACCGGGTGCGTTTTGCCGAGGACAGCCAGGACTACGACAACTTCATGTTCGATCTGTGGCAGTTGCAGAAACTCTCCATCCAGTCCGTCAAGCCATGAAAACTGCCAGTCCCGCCCTGCAGGAGTTGCTGCAAAGCAAACGCCAGTTCATATGCGCAGACCTGTTCACGATCACGCAACTGAGCACCAATGTGCTTCATCTGACCACGGCGGACCGGGTGGTGACCTCGCAGGGCATCACCTACAACCCTTATGGCGTACAGATCTCCGGCCTGCGCTACCGCATCACGGCGGGCATGGACGCGGACGAGCAGACGGTGGTGATTGCCGCGCAGCGAACCCATCTGCTCGATGGCCTGTCGTTCCTGGACGCTGTGCGCAGCGGATCGCTCGATGGCGCCAAGATCCGGCGCGCCCGCGCCTACATGGAAGTATGGGGCGAGGTGGTGGGGGAGGTGACCCTGTTCACGGGTTATGTCTCCTCCATCCGCGCCATCACCCGACTGCAGGCCGAGATCTCGGTCAAATCCAACATGGCACTGCTGGACCTGCAGATGCCCCGGCGCCAGTGGCAAAGCGCCTGTGTGCACACCCTCTACGACACCAACTGTGGCCTGACCAAGTCCAGCTTCACCCAGGACGGGGTGGTGGACGCCGTCTCCACACCCTCCTTGGTCTATTGGGCCAGTGCCACTTCGGGCAACTACTGGCAGGGCACGATCCTGTTCACGAGCGGGGCCAATGCGGGCCAGCGCCGCACCATCAAAAACAGCACTGGCCTGAGCTTTGTGCTGTCCTACCCGCTGCCGCACGCGCCGCAGGTCGGGGACACCTTTGCCGCCAGTTGGGGCTGCGACAAGACCCTGCAGACCTGCCAGAACCGCTTTGGCAACACCAGTCGCAACACCTCCATGCCATTCATCCCGTCCAGCGAATTGGGGTTGTAAATGACCGAGCAAGACTTCAGAGACGCCATCGTGCGAGAAGCCAGAAGCTGGCTGCGCACGCCGTACCACCACCACGGCGATGTCAAAGGGGTGGGGGTGGACTGCGCCATGATCCTGGTGCGGGTGTATGCCGTGGTGGGGGTCACCGACGCCAGTCTGGATCCACGTCCCTATCCGCAGGACTGGCACTTGCATCGGGACAGCGAGCGGTACCTGGAGACCGTGATGCCCTATGTGCGCGAGATTTCGAAGGAAGAGGTCCTTCCCGGCGATCTGGTGCTGACCAAATTCGGGCGCACCTACAGCCATTCGGCCATCGTGATCGATTACCCGCGGGTGATCCACGCCTACGCGGTGGACAAGGTGGTGACCTACGCCGATCTGCACAAGGAGCCGTTTGTCCATCGTGAGAAGAAGTACTTCACGGCCTGGCAGGGGGGTGTTGCATGAGCGGCTTGCTCTTTGGTGGGGGATCGCAGCCCCCTGAGCCCACACGGTACGGCACGCTGCAGATCCAGTCGGCCACCCAGGGGTTGCCAATCCCCATCATTTATGGACGTGTGAAGACCGCGGCCAACCTGCTCTGGTACGACAACTTCAAGGCCATCCGCCATGAAAGCTCGGTGGGCGGCAAGGGCGGTGGCTCGGTCACTTCCGTGAGTTACACCTACACCACCGGAATCATTTTTGGTCTGGGCGAGGGGGTGCTGGGCCTTGGCCAGAAGGTCTGGAAGAACCAGGGCATCACCAGTTACGCCGATTTGGGCCTGTTGCTGTACGAGGGCGATACCGGTCAGGCCCCCTGGGGCTTCACCGCCACCGAGTACCCCGAGGCAGCGCTCTCCTACAGCCAGATCGCCTACCTGTGCCACAGCGCCTTTGACCTGGGCACTTCCAACTACACCCCGCAGTTGTGGTTCGAGGTGCTCGGGCACTTGGGGGGCACAGCCGCCGTCGGGCCAGACGATGCGGGCCCAGCGCAGGTGATCTGGGACTTTTGCACCAACACCCAGTACGGGGCGAACTTCCCGATGCTGGACCACGACTCCCTGTTCGTGCTGCCCAACTGCTACGCCAACTACTGCGGCGCCAACGGCATCGGGTTTTCCGACACGCTGGCGCGGGCGAGGGCGGCGCGCGAGTGGATCGCCGACTGGCTGGAGGTGACCAACACCGCCGCGGTGTGGTCTGGCGATGTCCTCAAGTTCGTTCCCTTCGGCGATCAGCTGCTGGTGCAAAACGGGGTGACCTACACCCCGCAAAACACCATCCGTTACCACCTTACCGACGAAGACTTCCTGACTGGGGGCAGTGCCGAGCCCGTCGAGATCAGCCGCCGCGACCCCTACGACTGCTACAACCACATCCGGCTGCAGGTGGTGGACAAGGACAACAACTTCAACGCCGCAGTGGTGGAGTCCAAGGACCAGGCCAGCATCGAGGACCTGGGGCTGCGTTCGGCCGATTTGCGCACCGCCCCCTTCATATCCAACCCCAGTGCGGGCATGCGCTGTGTGGAATTGATGAAAAACCGCCTGCACTACGTGCGCAACACCTTCCAGTTCAGCCTGTCCTGGGAGTACGTGTTGCTCGAACCGATGGACATCGTCTCCCTCACGCAGGCGGACCTGGGGCTGCTGCAGTACCCGGTACGCATCATGGAGATCGTGGAAAACGACGATGGCACGCTGCAGGTCACGGCCGAGGAGTTCATGGAGGGCGCCCAGTGGGCGCCCGAGTACCCCAGCCAGACCAACCAGGGCTACACCGGCAACAGCTTCGTGGCGCCGGGCATGTCCGATGCGCCCCTGATCTTCGAGCCCAACGTCACCTTGCTCAACGGGGCCGCACCCCAGGTCTGGTTTTTCTCCAATGGCAATGCCAGCACCTGGGGCGGGGCGAGGGTCTGGATTTCGCTGGACGGCAACAGCTACCAGACGATCGGGCGCATCCCGCTGGGCTGTGTCTATGGCGCCACCGCCAGTGCTCTGCCGGCCTACAGCGGCACCAACCCGGACAACGTCAACACGCTGCGCGTGAACGTGCAAGAGGACGCTCAGTTGATGTCGGTCTCGGCCATCGACGCCCAGGCGGGACGCTCGCTGTGCTACGTGGGCGGCGAATACCTGAGTTACACCACCGCCACGCTGGTGGCCGCTGGGGTGTATGACCTCACGGGGCTGTACCGCGGCCAGTTCGGCAGCACCACCAGTGCCCACGACCAAGGGGCCAACTTTGCGCTGCTCAACAACGTTTGTCTCAAGTACACCCTGCCCAGCAGTGCCTACATCGGCCAGCAGTTCTTCATCAAGCTCACCAGTTTCAACATCTACGGCCAGTCCGAGCAGACGCTTGATCAGGTGTCTGCCAGCACCTACGTGCTCACCGGCCTGGGCTCACAGCAAAGCACCTACCTGTCGTACTTCATCGGGGGCAAACCGGCAGCCGGGGCCAAAGTGGTCAGCGCCGTGATCAACGCGCGCTGCCAGGCGTTGGCGAACTTTGCGGGCAGCAAGGTGCTGGTGGGCACCCTGCCAACGGCCACTTCCACCAGTTGGACCCTGGCCAAAAACGGCACGTCCATCGGTCAGTTGGTGATCCAGAGCAACGGCAGCACCAGTTTCAGCACCACCGCCACCACCTTCGAGGTGGGTGATGTGTTCTCCGTGACCGCAGCCATTCCCCAGGATCCCACGCTGTCGGATGTCACCCTGAATTTGCTGGTCACCCAGTTTTGACTTGATAGGCTATCAAAATGATAGCTAAAATCGATCCATCCCTAGGAGGCGTGCCATGAATCCAGAAGAGTTCCGAGCGTTCCAGGCTTTGGTCAATGAGCGCTTTGCCAAGGGCATCGAGCGCATGGATGCCATCGAGCAGATGATCCTGGAGAACCAGAAGGCGAGCCTGGCCACGGCCACGGTGATTGCCGAAAACATGGCCATCACGCGGGAAATGAAGGACGCCTTTGATCTGGCCAAGACGGGGCTTCGCGTCATTGGCGTGCTGGGCACGGTGGCCAAGTGGGTGGCCACGATTGCCGGGGCCCTGGCCGCGATCTGGGCGGCCATCTACGGCGCAGGTCACGGGGGCAAGCCGCTATGAACCTGATCCGGCAAATGGTCACGGGCAAGGACAACTGCACGCATGACCTGGCGCGCTGGTCCTGGCTCATCACCACACTGGCCACCATCGTGGGAGCGGCCTGGAACGCGGTGCAGACCGGGGCGGTGGACCTGATGCAGTTTGCTCAGGCCATCGGCATCCTGTGCTCCACGCACGGCGCGGCCTTGCTCATGAAAAAGGACACCGAACCGGTGCAGGCACCGTGAAATCGGTCAACGACAAACTCAGCGTGGACCTGCAGGGCATCGATCTGGTGCGCCTGTCCGAGGGCTTGCGTCTGAAGGCTTACCCCGACCCGGGCAGCCACGGCGCGCCCTGGACCATCGGCTACGGCCACACTGGGCCCGAAGTGCATGAGGGCCTGGAGATCGGTCACCGCCAGGCCGAGGAGTGGTTGATGGAGGACATTGCCAGCGCTTCGCGCGCCGTCAAGCGTTTGGTCACCGTCCCCCTGACCCAGGGCCAGTTCAATGCCCTGGTGGATTTCACCTTCAACCTGGGCCCCTTGAACCTGGCGCGTTCCACCTTGCTGCAGCGCCTGAACCTGGGCGACTACCAAGGCGCCAACGCCGAGTTCAAGCGCTGGGTCTACAGCGCCGGGCGCGTGATGGATGGCCTGGTCATTCGCCGCCGGCGGGAAGCGGACCTCTTCGATGATTGATTGGTTCTGGGCCGGGAATTGGTTGCGCCATGTGGGCTTGCCATTGGCGGCCGCCTTGCTGGGGATCTGGCTGGGGTACCGCTACAACGTGCACCAGCAGAGCATTCGCGCCGAGCGCGAGCGTGCACTGTGCGAGCAGCGGGCCCACCAACAAGTGCAGGCAATGCACACGCGAGAGATGAACTGGATGAAGGAGTTAAGCCATGCGCAATCCCAAGCCCAACAAAGCCGAGCTCTGGCGCAAAGCGCTCAGCGCTCTGCCGATGCTGCTGGCCGGGTGTTCAGTTCCACCCTTGGCGCCCAACGCGAGCGCGCCCTTGCTGATGCCCCCGGCGCCTGCACTCAGTACGCCAGCACCGTCTCAGCCGTACTCGACGAGTGCCAGGCAGCTTATCGAGAAGTGGCAGGCCAGGCTGATGGACACGCTGCCGACGCGCTGATGCTGCAGCAGGCCTGGCCGAAGTAGCCAGCGCCAGGAAAGACTGGATCCAAGCGCTTGGTTCAGTCGGCCAGGGTAGGGGTGCCGAAGGCGTCCTTGAGCACGTCGATGTAGTCGGACAGGGCGTCCAGCATCTTGGGCTGGGCCACCACGTGCCGAAGGCGCTTGTCGCGCTCGCTGCCTTCGAGCACACACCAGCCCTCGGTGAGCATGCGCCGCAGATGCTTGCGGATGCCCGCTTCGCTGAAATCAATGCTGTGAAACAGCAACTTGAGGGTCAGGGGTTGACCGCGCAGGGTGTTGTAGGCGATCACCAGGAACAGATCCAGTGCCAGCGCGCTTTGCTCGATAGGGAGATTGGCTTTCTCCCAAAACCGGACCTTCAGGGCGTTTTCTGTGGCCGGTAGGAGTTGCTCATTGTTGTTGGATCTTGTTGTCATCGCTCTTCTTTTTGTGAGCGAAAGACTATGTGGAATTGATCAAATTGCCTATCTAAACAACATGTACAAAGTACATGTTCAATATGTTGCTATTTTTGAGGGTTTCATCAAACATCGCGGGTTTTCCCGTAAATCTGTGAAAGCATGAGCCCCCAAATCAATGACTTGCTTGCGTCGCTGCCTGAGGACGAATACCGCATCATTACTGAACGCATGCACCTTGTTTCGTTGCAAAAGGGTCAGACTCTTTTCCACGCCGGTGACACGGTTACCCAGCTTTACTTTCCTGTCGGCGCACTGGTCTCGATGATCGTGGATCAGCCCGACGGTGGCTGTGTGGAGACCTACATGATGGGCAACGCCTGCTTTGTGGGGGTGGGGACGTCAGGCCAGCCGAGTTTTTACCGCGCCACCGTCAGGAATTCAGGATTGGCCTACCGGATCTCGGTTGCTGACATGCGGCGTGTGATTCCCCGTTGCCCCGTGTATGTCCAACACGTCAATCAGGGGGTGCAGCTCATGCTCAAGCGCAAGACGCAAAGCATCTACTGCGGCAAGAAACATTCCGTGGACCAGCAGCTGATTCGCTGGCTGCTGGTCACTCTCGACAGGACCTTGACGCCACACATCCAAATCACACACCGTGAGATTTCCGATCTGCTGGCGTTTCGCCGCGAGGGCGTGACGCTTGCGATCGGTCGTCTGCTGGATGCGGGTTTTGTAGAGGTCAGCCGCGGCCACATCACCGTATTGGATCGCGAAGGTTTGGAAAACCTGTCGTGCGACTGCTATTGGATCGGTCAAGGTCGACACAGGCCCATGCTGGCCACAGCATGATTCATGGTTAGGATTCACGCGATGTTGTTTCAACAGTGTTGAAACATGGTTGACGCCTGCCATTACGTTGTCACCAGCAACCCTTCCCAATCCGTTGTGTAGCCCGGTGTCTTGCGCTCTTGCTTCATCTCCCACGTCCTGTGCTTGCCCGCTGTGCCTGCGCTGGCCAGGTGCAGGGTGCCGCGGCCGAAGCGTTGGTTGATGCTGTCCAGGGCTTGCATCAGGCGGGTGCGGTTTTCGGGTTCTTCGTTGCCTAGGTTCAGGCTCAGTTGTTCGGTGCTGGCCGGTTGCAGGTCCATGAGCATCACGCCGGCTTTGGCGTAGTTGTGCCCGGGGCGGTAGATGTGGCGGACGATGGCGCACGCCAGTTCGGTCAGGTGGGCGCTGTCGCTGGTGGGGGCGAGCAGGGGGATGGTGCGGTAGGCGCTGTGTTGCTTGTCCTGCTTGCGGAAGGGGCTGGTGCGGATGAAGGCCATGAGCTGGCCAGCCTGGCCGTTTTGCTTGCGCAGCTTTTCGGCGGCGCGGCTGGCGAATTCGGTGATGGCTTCGAGCAGGTCATTGAGTTCGGTGACCGGGCGGCCGAAGGATCGGGTGCAGGCGATCTGTTGTTTGTCGGGCGGGATGTCGTCGAGCGTGAGGCAGGCGGTGCCGTTGAGTTCGCGCACGGTTTTGGCCAGCACGATGGACCAGCGGCGCTGCACGGCCACCGGATCGGCCTGGGCCAGGTCGAGGGCGGTGCGGATGCCGACTTCGCTCAGCTGGGCGGACAGCTTGCGGCCGACGCCCCAGACTTCGCCCACCTCTGTGGCCTGCAGCAGGGCTTTGTGTGTGATTTCGCACACAGCGTGTGCGCTGTCGCACAAATCTGGCCACTGGCAGACCTGGGCGAGTTGGGTCGGGTAGCTGCCGGGTTTGCGTTCCGCGCTTTTGGCGACGTGGTTGGCCAGCTTGGCCAGGGTCTTGGTCGGAGCGATGCCGATGCAAGTCGGCAGGCCAGTCCATTGGTGGATGCGAGCGCGGATCTTGCGCGCACGCAGACTCAGGTCCCCGCGGATGCCGGCCATGTCGATGAAGCATTCGTCGATGCTGTAGATCTCCTGCCGATGGCCCAGGCCTGCGGCCAGGCTCATCATGCGGTCGCTCATGTCGCCGTACAGGGTGAAGTTCGCAGACAGCGCCACCAGGCCGGCTTGGTGTTCCAGGTGGCGGATCTGAAAGTAGGGCGCGCCCATCTTGATGCCCAGCGCTTTGGCTTCGTCGCTGCGCGCGATGGCGCAGCCGTCATTGTTGGACAGCACCACGACCGGGCGGCCAACCAGGTGCGGCTGAAAGACGCGCTCGCAGCTTGCATAGAAGTTGTTGCCGTCGAGAAGCGCAATCATGTTCTGACGAGCAGGGTCAGAGATGCTGGTTGATGGTGGCCGCGACCACGCCCCAGATTTCAACGGTTTGGCCTTCTTTGGGCACGATGTCCTGGAAATCGGGGTTCTCTGGTTTCAGGCGCATGGTGCCGCCGCGCTGGTGCAGCCTTTTGCAAGTGAAATCCCCATCGACTACGGCGATGACGATGTGGCCATGCCGGGGCTTGATGGCTTTGTCCACCATGACGACCGTACCGTCGAAGATGCCGGCGCCCTGCATGCTGTCGCCCTTGATGCGCACGAAGAAGGTGGCCTGCGGGTGGACCACCAGCTTGGCCATCAGGTCGATGCGTTCGACCAGATGCTCTTCGGCCGGGGAGGGAAACCCGGCGGGCACCTTGCCGGCGATGAACCGCACCCAGGCCTGTGGCGTGGGCACGAGCAGTGGGGAGAAGGCTTGCATGGCCGCCAAATACTGTTGTTATGTACAGTATCATACAGCCATCAGGACGATTGCAGTTGCCCTGATGCGCTCCGATTACGCTACGCTGCCGCAAGGTGACGGGGCGGTTTTTTTACAAGGCAAAGCCGTGTTGGGGGGCTTCTGCCACCATCAGCTCGGCTGGCCATGCCCGCAAGTAATCTCCGCTGTCCTTCGCACTGGCCTCCAACCAGTCTCGGTAGCGCTCAGGCGGCAGGATCACGATCATCCGTTTCTCGTCGGTGGGCTTGTGGAACTGGTTCATCAACGGGTGATGGTCCGCGTTGATGGTCAGCATGGTGAAGCTGTGCAAAGTCTGGCCCTTGGGATCTCGCCAGGTGGACCACAGGCCGGCCACGCCCAGGGGATCGCCGTTGGAGTTGCCAATGCGGGTGGGGATGGCTTTGCCGCTGCGCCAGTCGGGTTCGAAGAAGGTTTCCACCGGGATGATGCAGTGCTGCGCCTTGCGCCAGGCGTCCCTGAAGCTGGGTTTTTCGGCGACGGTTTCGGTGCGGGCGTTGTAGGTATGGCGGGCAATCTTGGTGTCTGTCGCCCAGTGCGGGATCAGGCCAAAGCTTCCTACCAGCGCTTCACGTTCGGGCACCGTGTCGTCACCCCCGTCGGCATGTGGGTGGCGGCGGATGAAGGTGCTCAGGTAACCCGGCCAGACATCGCGGCGGGCCAGCTCGCTTGGGAATTCGACTCCGAAGTGCTGTTTCAGACGGGCCTTATCGTGGACGGATTCGTAATGGGCGCACATGACAGGCAGACGAATACTCGCGGGTGCCAACATGCAAGTTCATGAGGGCACTGGTTTGTTGTTCTTGATGGGTGTGGATTGTATATAGTTACCCAAAGCGTTTGCAAAAAAACGACCCACAAAAAAACTGCAAAGTATTGATTTAAAAGGATAAATATCACTTCAATGCAGAAAATCACGACGAATTTTGTAGATGTTGTGTGATAATTCTGACCATACTTTTGTGTGTGAGTATGCCAACTTTCAAGCATCATGATCTTTCATTGCTGAACCCAGCATTCGATTCGCCACTGGTGGACGTGGTGACCGAGTTGGAACATCTGCGGCGTCTGCGCCTTGGAGGCAGCACGCCTGCGCCAGTCTTCTTTCAGCTGAAACATATTTTTCACATGCTGGAGAGCTTGGGGTCGGCGCGTATCGAAGGCAATCACACAACCTTGGCAGATTACGTGGAAAGCCGTCTGGAAGCGCAGCCTGCTCCATTGAGCGATCAGTTGAGGGAGATGGCCAACATCGAGGAGGCGATGAGCTTCATTGAGGAGCATTTTCAGCCTGGGCAGGATGTGACGGAGCACTGGGTGCGAGAGCTGCACGCCATGACGGTCACGGGCTTGGAGCGAGAGGGGGATGCCACACCGGGGGCATATCGCCAAAAGCCTGTGCAGATTTCCAAGTCAGAGCATTTGCCGCCAGAGGCGTTGGTTGTTCCTCAGTACATGGCGGAACTGGTGGAGTTCATCAATCGAGCGGATCCCGCGAAATATGACCTCATCAAGGTTGCTTTGGCGCACCATAGGTTTGCATGGATACACCCGTTCCGTAACGGAAATGGGCGTGTGGTCCGGTTGCTGACCTACACCTTGCTCATCAAGTACGGATTCAACGTGAAGGCTGGAGGCCGAGTACTGAACCCGACAGCAGTTTTTTGTAATGACCGAGACCGCTATTACGCCATGCTCGGTGTGGCCGACAGGGGCTCAGTCAACGGCCTCGAACAATGGTGTGTCTATGTGCTCAGCGGAATGCTAGAGGAGTTGCGCAAGGTTGATCGCTTGACAGATGCAGGCTACCTCATTGACAGGATCCTGACCCCTGCATTGCACTATGCCCGGGAACGTGAGCTGGTCACAGCAGTCGAAGAGTCGGTGCTGTTGACGACTGCACGTCTCGGTGTAGTCAAAGCCAGCGATCTGAAAGTGGCCATGCCTGAGCTTTCGGAACGGCAACGCACCTACATGATCAGCAAACTCGTTGAGCGTGGCATGTTGGCGCCAATCCGCTCGGGATCGAGGCAATACACGGTCGGTTTCGCCAATAACTTTTTGATACGAGGTGTTATCCGTTCTTTGTCCAATGAAGGGTTCATTCCTGACACATTGAATAAGCCGCGCTAATCTAGCCAACTCCTGTCGTTCCACGACGGTTTCATATGAGGGGTGTTTGTAGTGGATGAATATGTCAGTCGTATTGTTGGATGTTGCTTGTGTGTTGACGTCAGCGAAATTTCTTGATGGCCGGCAGCAACCGGCCAAGAGCGGACGTAGGTCCTAGACGCGTAAAGCGCTTAATGTGAACTTGGCTGTTCTTCGTTACTCTGCAACACACGGAGCACAATACTCAAATCAGAGCCGTCAAACGAAGGGCGCGGTCCGATTGTCTCAAAAGGCAATCCAGCGCGGTTGATCCAACAGGTTTTGAACCCATACCAGGTTGCGCCCATGACATCCCAGCCGTTGGAGGAGACAAACAGCAATTCCTCGGTGGGAATACTCAGAGTCTTTGAGGCAAGAGCGTAGGCTTGTGGGTGTGTCTTGAATTGCCTGACTTGTTCCACTGAAATCAGGTGAGCCAGATAGGGCATCAAGCCAGAGTGATGCGCTGCAGATTGAAGCATTTGAGGGGAGCCGTTGGAGAGGATGGCCATAGGCAATCCCATTTCACTCAGCTTTTGCAGGACGCCTTTGCATTCAGGAAAAGCATCCAGCTGTGCATACTGATCCATCAACCTCTGGATGTCCTGCTGACCGTATTGCAGACCCAGCTTTTGAAGGCTGTATTCAAGAGCCGCCAGGGTCAGATCCCAAAAGGGCTGGTAGTGACGGCTTCCACTGACGTCAGGATCTGACAATGTAATCAGTCGGGAATATTCAATCTGTTTGTCGCGCCATATCGAAGTGATAGCTGCCCCCGATCCGGGATACATCGTTTCAGCCAGACGCCCGATCGAGTAAACATCAAACAAAGTGCCATAGGCATCGAACACCAGCCCGCGAATTTTGGACATCACCCACCCCCTCTTTGAGTATGCAAATCGAATTTGCGCTGGATTTGAAATCTCTGCTCTGCAGTGGCTCCAGAGTAGCTGAAGCTCACCTTCATGCAGGGGATAGACAAGAGAGCGATTTTTCTGTCTTGAAGAATTTCCCAGCCCAGTTGCAGATGACCCCAATCCCAGCGCGCAAGACACAATCGCTGCTCTTCATCGACCTTGATCGATGCACCAGCTAAGGCGTCAGGTAGCCACCGCAGCAAATCGGCCTGGCTACAGCCCATGGTTCTCTCAAAGTGCTGTGGGATCTGGGATGGGGTCATGTGTGTTTACACCACTTTGTAGGCGGCGAATCGCTCATCGACTTCTGTTGCAAAAGCATGGTTCGTGTAGTTGCTGAGCACCTTCACGGCCGCGGCCAGAACGATGTTGAGCACATGGCTCTCGGTGTAGCCCGCGTCCAGAAAGGCTTTGACTTTTTCCGCAGAGGGTTGGCCAAGGTGCTTGACCATGTCTTGGGTCAAGGTAAAGAGTGCAGCCAGACGTGCATCTGCGATGGGCTGACTTGTACGAATCGCCTGCAAGACATCTGCTGGCACTCCAGACATCTTGTCGGCAATCATGCTGTGCGCTGCGGTGCAGTATTTGCAGCCGTTGGTTTGGCTGACGGCCAAAAACACGACTTCCTGCTCGGTCGGCGTGAAGCCGGAGTCTTTGCGGAACAGTCCATATCCATGCAGGTAGGTGCTCAGCACCCCGGGCACATTAGCCATGTTAGCGTACATGTTCGGAATGAAGCCCACTTGCTTTTGGGCGGTTTCCAGAATTTCCTTTTGCGCGCCAGTGGCGGTCTCAAGGTTCAGGGCCGACAGTGAATTGAGGTAGCGGTTCGACATAATCATCTCCATTGAAAGAAATGATATTTTGGGTATTGGCTGTGATTCCGTGGATACCATTCGTCTCAAAGATCCGACGATTCATCCCAAATCTGGGGTTTCGGGCAAGCTTTGAGCCTGAAGCCATTGCAACGGCGAACAATCGAACGCTCTGGCAAAGGCCCTGGCCAGGGCGCTAGAACTTCCGTAGCCCACTTCTGCGGCGATAAGTTTGAGTGCCAGCCCCTTTTTCATCAGCTTCTGCGCAAGCATGAGCCGCCACGAGGCCAGGTAATTGGCGGGCGTTGTCCCTGTCTGCGCTTTGAAATGTGCGGCAAATCGGGCACGAGACATGCCAGCAGTCTCAGCCATGTTCTCAAGCGTCCAAGCACGAGAAGGGTAGTCGTGTATGGCCTGCATCACTTTGGCGAGTCGGATGTCTGCCAGTCCAGCCAGAGTGCCGCTTGACGCCACACCGTGGGCGATGCAATGCCTGAGCAATCGGATGATGAGAATCTCGCAGAGCCGATCCAAGGTTGCCTGTTGACCATCCCAAGAGTTGAACGCTTCCTCCACCATCAGATCCAGAAGCTGTTCAATCCCCCGAGTTTCTGACAGCTTGATGAGCACACAATCAGGTAACGAGTCAGTGATGGGATTGGCGCCTCCACCATCGAAAAAAACGGTGCCACACACCACCTCCGCGCCCGCCTGGTTGTCGGCCATCAGTCTGTGATCATCTGGGCGCGGCAAAAAGACCAAGGTGGGTTCAGTGATTTCAAACTTCTCGCGCTTAGACCCAATCAGCTCCACCACGCCATGCCTGATGACATGAAGATGGCCTCGCATCAGATCTTGCTCAAAGTCATGACGGCCACAGATGTTGCCTGTGTAGAACACACCCGCTTGAAGCGAGAAATGGCGCAGCAAAGAGTCAAGAGGATTCATTGCATGGGACGATTGGTATATGAAATTGCAAT